CACATATGAATGAACCTCTTAATGAAAGTGCTTTGACCGCTCTTCGTGTTGCAACAAAAGCTCATAAAGGTCAGTTTAGAAAAAGTGGTGGAGAATATATTGCTCATCCAAAAGAAGTTGCTCGATTTGTAAAACAATTTAAAAGGTCTAATAACTTATCAGCTTTGATTCAAGCTGCTTATCTTCATGATACACTTGAAGATACAGATACTACATATCAGGATTTAGTTAAACAGTTTGGTGCTCTTGTTGCTGATATGGTTCAAGAATTAACTACTGATAAAGCAGCATCTGATGCAATTGGTAAAGGTGAATATATTGCAAACAAAATGGCTAAGATGTCGAGTTGGGCATTGGTTGTAAAGTTAGCAGATAGACTAGCAAACGTTCAAGACATTGATACTCGACCAGCAGACTTTCAAAAGAAATATGCAGCTCAAACTGTATTGGCTATTAAAAGATTACGAAAAGATCGCTATTTAAGCCAAACACATAACAAGATTATTTCGGCTATTGAAAAGAAAATTAAGGAATACATTCCGAAAAATGTTTAGGAAACTATTATGCTTAGATTTGGAAATTATTTAACAGAACAAAAGAACACTCACATGACTCATATTGAGGATCGTGTTCTTTATGGTGGTGTGAATGGAACTCGACAGGCAATATTCGCTTTAAGAGATTTAAGGGATATGCTAGGCGGTAAAAAAGAAGGTAGAGTAAGCGTTAAGTGGGATGGAGCTCCTGCCGTTTTTGCTGGCATTGATCCAAATGATGGAAAGTTTTTTGTAGCTAAAAAAGGCATTTTTAATAAAAATCCTATGGTTTATAAAACCGATGCTGATATTGATGCTGATACTAAAGGCGATCTAAATACTAAATTAAAAGAAGCTTTAAAGTATCTGCCTGCCCTTGGAATTAAAGGTGTGATCCAAGGAGACTTTTTATATTCAAAATCAGAACTTACTACTCAATCAATTGGTGGACAGAAGTACGTAGTATTTCATCCAAACACTATTGCATATGCTATACCAGCTGGAACTGTTGCAGCAACTGCAGTAAAAAGAGCTAAAATGGGTATTGTATGGCATACTACATATACTGGCAATTCTTTTGAAACAATGAAAGCATCATATGGAGTAGATGTTTCAAAACTAAGAAAAAGTGCAGATGTATGGTCACAAGATGCTATGCTAAGAGATTTAACAAGAGTTACTATGTCAGCTAAAGAAACAGAAGATGTAAATAAAAAATTATCTGAAATAGGCTTTTTGTTTAATCAAATTGGTGCATCTACATTAAAAACTCTTGAAAATAATAGAGATTTAGCTCAAACAATTGAGACATTTAATAACACATTTGTTCGCAAAGGTGAGCAAATTAAAGATACAGCAAAGCATGTAAATGCATTAATTAAATGGGTCACTGCCCGCTATCAAAAAGAAATTGATAAGCGTAAAACTGAAAAAGGTAAAAATGCCCAGATGATAAAACGTGATGAATTTTTAAAATTCTTTTCACAAAAAAATAAAGAGAATCTTAAAAAGATTTTTGATCTTCAGAAGTTAATAATTGTTGTAAAATTAAAACTTATAAATATACTTAATAAGCTAAAGAGCATTGATACTTTCGTTAAGACACCTAATGGATTTAAGGTCACTGGCGAAGAAGGATATGTTGCTATAGACAAATTAGGTGGTGATGCGGTAAAGATTGTTGACAGATTAGAATTTTCATACAACAACTTTTCGCCAGATATTTTAAAAGGATGGGATAAACCAGGAAGATGAAAATGGATAAAAGATACACAAAGCTATTGCGCACACTTAATGAAAATAAAGATGGGCATCACGTTCACATTTCAGTTGGTCTTAACCATGACATTATGGCTGTGCATAATAGCAAAGAAGCTGGTATGAAATATATGGTCATGGGCGATGGACCAGATGGACATTTTTTAGTAAAAACAACTAGAAAGGCCCTAGGCAAAAAGCGTGTAGGGCAGTTTGTTGGGAGTAGGATTAGCCGGCATTTAGACAAACAACCTTTTCCACACGATGATGGACCACATTATTCTGTACATAAAGAATCTGTTGAAAGAGCTAAAAATGTGGTAAGAGGAATGGGTGTTGATCCCGATGATGTAATCAGAGGAATGGGAAAAGGCCCTCATGCTGAAAAAGATAAAGCAAGAGCGGCAAAAGAACCGAAAGAAACATTAAAATCTAGAGCTAAAAATGTGGTAAGAGGAATGGGTATTAATCCCGATAATGTGATGAGAGGAATGGGTTTTGAAGAATCTGTTTTGCCTAGTTCGATTGGCACAAATTGGGCTCCAAAAGAAGATCGTGACCGGTCTGATAGAGTTAGAGATCATGAACTTGCTAGGCTGCATCATGAAAGACAGATGACTAGAGATCCAGAAAATAAAAAATACCATCTACAACAAGCATCTTTGCATTCTGCTGCCGAAGATGCTGGCGCTGAAATCAGTCGTATTGCTCCTGGAGAGCTGCGAGATGCAGCAATTAAAGATTTTGAAGAAAAAAGTAAAAAAGCTCACGCGGGGTCAGTTCAACACTTGGGTGCGTCTGTTGAAGTTAATGAAAAAGCACACACTATGGTTTGTAAAGATTGTGGTGATGAGTTAAATAAACCAACAACTGATTGTGCAAATGATTGCAGTGATCCAAATGGTAGTCATTGGGTTAAAGAATATAGTGAAGCTACTGAATACAAAGTAAGAGCAAGAACGCTGCGACGGCGCGACCCAGCTTTAATCGCTTTAAAACGTACTGAAGTTGCTAAAAATAAGAATACAAGACCTGGAACTGAAGCTGATTTAAATAAGGGTCGACCAAAGTGGGATCAACATGATTGGAATGACAGAGATGCATATCCTAAAGAATCAACTGAAGTTGACGAATTAGCTCAAATGGTTCCTAATAAATCTCAACTTAATAAAAATCAACAACAAAAAAGAGATAAGTTAGATGCCGAACTTAAAGCAATGAGAGCTCGTATGGCTGAAGAAACACAAAATGAAGATTATGAATTAACTGAAGAAGATTTGCCAGAAGCATGGACTCCAGGAATGCGAAGAGCTGCTGCAAGACGTATGAAAATCCTTGCTCCACGAATTAAACTCGGCATCAAAAGATCTAAAAATAGAACTGCTACAAAAGAAAAATTAATGAATAGAGCAATTAGAAAAGTCAAATCTGATCTAATTAAAAAATTTACAAAGGGCTCTAGCAAAACTGATTTGTCTCCTGCAAGACGGGCAGATATGGAAAAACGTATTGCTAAACTAGGACCACGTATTAAACAACTAGCACAAAAACAATTACCAGCTACACGTAGAATGGAAGCTGATCGTAAAAGAAATAAAAATAAGTGAGCTATTAATAATGATTAATTCTTTTAAGCAGTATATCGTTGAAGAGGCAAAGACGCTTTATTTTACATTTGGTAGAATGAATCCTCCAACTATTGGTCATGAAAAACTGCTAGAGGTGCTTTCTTCTAAGTCAGGTAATAATCCATATCGAATTTATCTTTCTCAAACAAATGATAAAAAGAAAAATCCATTACTATATAATGATAAAGTTAAATATGCTAGGAAAATGATGCCTAAGCATGCTCGTTATATTATGTTAAACAAAGATGTTAAAACAGTATTTGATGCAGCTAATGCCATTTATAATGAAGGATTTGTAAATGTAGTAATGGTAGTTGGATCAGATAGAATCACTGAGTTCAAATCTTTATTAACAAAGTATAATGGTAAAACAGGACAACGGTATGGTTTCTATAACTTTAGAACAATTGATGTAATATCGGCTGGTGAAAGAGACCCTGACTCAGAAGGTGTAGATGGTATGTCCGCATCTAAAATGAGAGCAGCTGCCAGTGATAATGATTTTAATCAGTTTACAAAAGGCCTTCCAAAGAATTTTAGTAATAAAGATTCAAAGGACTTATTTAATGGCGTAAGATCTGGTATGGGTCTAAAAGAAGAAACCGAATTCTATAAGCATGTGCAATTAGAATCTGTAGGCGATCTACGAGAAAAATATATTCAAGGCGAGATTTATAATCTTGGTGAACGTTTACGCATTAAAGATACCGATGAATTAGCAGAAGTCACATTTCGTGGACCTAATTATTTGATTCTTGAAAAGGAAGACGGATCTATTGTAAGAAAATGGATTGAAGCAGTTGAATCACTTGACGAATCAGTTAAAAAAGTTGCTGGGCCAAAGTGGAAAAAATCTGGTCCTAATGGAGAAAAAGAAATTACATTCTCTACTGGCCGTCGATTCCAAATTGAGAAACAACTCGATCAAAATGAGCGCCATAAAGGCGAATGGAAAGTTATGGAATGGAATAAACGTTCACGTGATTGGGATTGGCATGAGACATATAGCCCACAATGGCATGCGAAAGCGATGGTCATGGAACTGGGTAAATATGATTCCAAAGGCAAAAAAGTTACTGAATCTATTGAGTCAGTTAACGAAGATCCTACTCAGTTAGCACATGATGTTGTTACTTCAGCGCAAATGATGCAAGGCGCTGGAATTGCAACTGGAATGGCTGGATTAACTGTTGCTTCGAATGCAGCTTCTCGAGCAATACAGAAAAAAATTGGTAAGACCGTGGATAAAATTAAAGCAAAACGTAAGAGAAATAGACCAGTATTTGCTGAACCAATTCCTCGTGACATGAAGACAATAGGCGAAGATGCTGAACTAGATGCTTATAATAAGACCGGATGGGGAACTAAAGAAACTACTAAAAAATGGGTAGATAGTACTCCGGGTCAAGTTATGCCAGACGTTAAATCAACTCCAAAGTCTAAAACTAAAACAAGAAAACATCCAGGTAGTGGTGTATCAGACGCCGGTGGTATGGGTGAGGGTGCAGTAAAACGTGGTTTGTTACCAAGTCAAGATAATTTTGGACCAGGAATGAGTAAGGCAGATCATAGTAATGCTAAAGTATCTGATACAACATATAAGCCAAAACCAGATGATTTAATCACTAAAATAAAAGGTGCTAGAAAGTCAGCTAAAGTATTGTTAAAGGGTCCAAAAAAATGACTAAAACTTTATCAGAAATACTTGGTTTTGGTCAACCTGCTACACCTATGACTCCGGCTGAAAAGGCTGCAGAAAGAGAACGAAAAAAGAAAGAGCGAGAGGCAAAAAAAGAACAACAAGCTGCTACTCGAGAAAAAAGACAAAATGAGCTAAATAAAAGACGGGCAGCAGAGAAAGAAGCTAAAGCTACTCGGCAAACTGAGCGAGATGAAAAACATGGAGAAAATAGAGTAAAAATAGCTGCACAAAATGCCCGTGGCGCTATACGTAGAGCAAACGCTATGAAAAATAGACAAACAAAAATTGCTGGAGTAGCTACTCGATCTGCTGTACGAAGAAATGATGCTTTAATAAGACGATCTGCAGCTAGAACTGCCACCGCTTATCAAACTGCTGCTAATTCAGCAAAGTATCACCATGATAGAGTAAAAGCTAACTTACAAAAAGCGTCAACGGAGTATGATATGTCAACAGTAGAAATAATTAGTGAATCATGTATGGTTGGTCTAAATGAGGATATGTATTTTAAAGTAAAGATTGAAGGGTTACCTACGATGTATGTTAATTCTGCAAATAGAGAAGAATTAAGAAAAGATTTAGTTGGCCTTCTTCGCAATCCATCAAAAGCAGTTGGCGATATTAAAAGAGTTACACCTCAAGAAGTTAAAAAAAGATTACGGCTGCGGTCCCAAGGCAAAGAGGAAGAAGAAATGAATGAAGCTCAAATAGACAAAATGAAAGTTGTTAGTAAAGGGTTTAATGATCGCCGCGGGGCCACGCTTCATAATGATCAATTAGTTGGATCTGGTAAAGCTTCGCATAAATCATATGTTCACAAACATAAAGATGGTAAATTTTATGTTGTTGACGTACCGGCACCTCCATCTAGATTTAAAAAAGAATCATCTGTAACAAGATCTAGAATTTCTGGTGAAATGGATAAAGCAAGCGGTCGAACACAACGTGATAGAGAAGAAGATGCAGCTAAAGCTTCAAAGGCTAGACATGACTCTGAAAAAGATTTAGCAACATTTCGTAAAAAGAACGCTAAAGTATTACAATCATCAATAGATGAAGTAACTGCAGGTGATGTAACAGCTGCATATCAAAAAGCTATGATGCACCCTCAAGGCTCGCCTGAACGAAAAGAAGCAATGGATTATTATAATAGTGTAAGAAATAGACATAAACATGATCCTATTGATGTAGGTGAAGCAACCGCAGATGTTATTAACAAATTAAAAGAATATTATACGAATG